AAGGCAAAAGGACGTTGGGAGACCAATCAAGGTGGGGAATACTTTGCAGCGGGTGTTGGCGGTTCTATCACAGGACGAGGGGCGGACTTACTTATTATCGATGATCCACATACGGAACAAGACTCTCTATCCGATAGTGCGATGGAGAGAACTTTTGATTGGTACTTGTCTGGACCTAGACAACGTTTACAACCAGGAGGCTCGATTGTACTTGTAATGACGAGATGGGCTCAAGATGATTTAACAGGTCGATTAATAAAATCAGAAAATGAACCTAAGGCAGATAAGTGGGAGAAAATTTCTTTTCCAGCTTTGTTAGGTGAAGATGAAAATGTTAAACCCGTGTGGCCTGAATATTGGAGCCTAGATGAATTGGAAAAAGTTAAGGCATCCATATCCATTAGGAACTGGTCGGCTCAATACATGCAAAACCCAACTTCAGAAGAAGGAGCAATTTTAAAAAGAGAATGGTGGCAGCCGTGGAGCGGGGATCTTCCTACTTTAAAACATGTCATACAATCATATGACACGGCATTTAGTAAAAAAGAATCTGCCGACTACTCCGCTATTACTACTTGGGGAATATTCACGCCTCACGAATCAGGGCCTGATGCGATTATGTTAATTGATGCCATTAAAGGTAAATATGATTTTCCAGAATTAAAAATGGTAGCGCTCGATCAATATAAATATTGGCAACCAGAGACAATTATTATTGAAGCTAAAGCAAGTGGACAAAGTTTATTACAAGAATTAAGACGAATGGGTATACCGGTTATGGATTACACACCAGGAAGAGGACAGGACAAACACTCACGGGTCAATGCTTGTGCTCCTTTGTTTGAATCTAGCCAAGTATATTATCCTCGAGACGAACATTGGGCTCAAGAAGTAATTGAAGAATGTGCAGCTTTTCCTCATGGAGAACATGACGACTATGTTGATAGTACTACCCAAGCTATGCTAAGATATCGGCAAGGTTCTTTTGTAACAACTTATTCTGACGAGGATGAGGTTCAAAGTTATAAGGAACGTAAATACGTATATTATTAAAGGAGACGACATGTCAAGAAGATCAAGAAAAAGAAATAAAGTTTTAGCTGCGATAGCTTTAGGACTCGGTGCTTCTAAGTTAGGAATGTTAGGTGGAAAATCGACAGCTTCAAGTGTCGTTGGAAAAACACCAGAATTTAGAAAATCATTTGTTAAAGATAAAGCATTACCTATAGCTAAACCAAGTGTGGCTAAAAAGATTCCAGGTAAAATGGGAAAAGATGTAATATCTAGTGGGCCTTTTAAAATGTTTGGTGTAGGTAAGAAATTTAGTGATGAGAGCATTGCTAAATATAAAGCTGCTAATGAAAAAATGAGAAATAGAAGAAAATCTATAAAAATGGGTAAATCAGATAGAACGGATGTTCCAGGATTCTTTGGAATGAAGTTCGATAAACCTTTATTTAATAAAGGTTCTATGGTAAAAGCTCGTGGTGGCGGAATGGCAAGAACAAAACCAACTAAACTTAGTTAAGTTTTTATATGGCTGAAATTGATAAAGTTATTGAAGAGGAAAAAGTTACTCCTGATTCAGAAGAAGTTGATATTGAATTAGAGGGGGACGAACCAACAACTGTTGAAGAAGCAGTTAATGAGACTGAAGAATTTTTTAAAAATCTTACAGAAGATATGTCTGATGAAACTCTTCAAAGAATGTCTAATCAATTATTAGATGATTATAAAAAAGATAGAGTCTCAAGAAAAGATTGGGAAACTTCTTATACTAATAATTTAGATTTATTAGGTATCAAACACACAACGATGACTAGACCTTTTAAAGGTTCGGCATCCGTGACTCATCCACTTTTATCAGAAGCAGTTACATCATTTCAAGCACAAGCTTATAAAGAATTACTCCCGTCTCAAGGACCAGTAAAAACTAGAGTCCTTGGAGTGGAAGATGAGCAAAAAATGAATCAAGCACAAAGAGTGCAAGATTTTATGAATTACATGATCACAGAGGAGATGGAAGAGTACACTCCAGAATTTGATCAACTATTATTTTATTTAGCACTAGCAGGATCTGCATTTAAAAAAGTTTATTATGATGATGTGATGCAAAGAGCTGTATCTAAATTTATACCGGCAGAAGATTTAGTAGTTCCATATTATGCAACTGATTTAATGGAGTGTGAAAGAATTACTCATGTTATTAAAATGGGTGAGAATGAAATTTTAAAAAAACAAGCAGCAGGATTTTATAGAGATGTAGAATTAAAACCAACTGCAGCAGGGCCAACAGAAATTGAAAAAAAATATCAAGAACTAGAAGGAGTTACACCTTCAACAGATAAACAATATTCATATTCAGTACTTGAAATGCATGTCGATTTAAACTTAGAAGAATTTGAAATGCAAAATCCAGACAAACAAGTTAAGATACCTTACATCGTAACTATTGATGAAGGTTCAGGTGAAGTATTATCTATCTACCGTAACTACGATATGACAGATGAGACTAAAAAAAGAAAAGAATATTTTGTACATTTTAAATTTTTACCAGGATTAGGTTTTTATGGGTTTGGTTTAACACATATGATAGGTGGATTAAGTAGAACTGCTACTCAATCACTAAGACAATTATTAGATGCAGGTACATTATCCAACTTACCTGCTGGATTTAAGTCTAGAGGAATAAGAATTAGAGACGATGACCAACCATTTCAACCTGGAGAGTTCAGAGATGTTGATGCACCAGGAGGAAATATCAAAGATCAGTTTCAAATTTTACCATTTAAAGAACCATCAGCTACATTATACCAATTGATGGGCTTTGTTGTGCAAGCAGGACAGAAGTTTGCAGCAATAACTAACATGGATACTGGTAATGATTTACAAAATAGAGCTGTTGGTACCACTGTTTCGTTGTTGGAACGTGGATCGAGAGTCATGAGTGCAATACACAAGCGTTGTTACTACTCAATGCGAAGAGAATTTAGACTTTTATCAAAAGTTTTTGGTACATATCTACCACCAATCTACCCATATTCAGTATATGGTGCCGATCAAGCAGTAAAACAGACTGATTTTGACGATAGAGTAGATGTTATTCCAGTTGCCGACCCAAATATTATGAGTATGGCACAAAGAGTTACATTAGCGAATGAAAATTTAAAAATTGCTATGTCAAATCCTATGATGCACAATCTTCGAGAGGCATATCGAAGAGTATATGAAGCATTGGGGACTCAAGACATAGATCAAATACTTGTTCCACAAGAAAAACCAATGCCAAAAGATCCTGCAACCGAGAATATGGAATCATTAATGCAGAAACCATTAAAAGCATTCCCGACTCAAGATCATGATGCACATATATCAGCTCACGTTGCTTTTATGGCAACAAGAATGGTTCAAATTAATCCTCAAGTATATTCTGCTCTACAAGCACATATATCTGAGCACGTATCATTGAAGGCTCAAGGAGAAGTTGGTGCCATGATACAGAATGATCCTGAAATGCAACAAATGTTACAACAAGATCCAGAAGGTGCAGAGATTAGAGTTGCATCAATGATTGCACAAAGAGTTGCAGAGATAACTACACAACTTGCTCAAGGCGAAGCGATGGGTCAACAGAAAGATCCACTAGTAGCATTAAAAGAAAGAGAATTAGATCTTAAAGCTATGGACTTACAAAGAAAATCTGAACAAGATATGAACTCTAATGAGATAAGAGAAAATGAAATTGATGAAAGATTAGATATTGAAAAAATGAAACTTGAAAATAATGAAGATCAAGCAGCAGAAAGAATTAGAATTGCTGATGCTAAAGTTGATATAGCAAGAAAGAGAGCTAAAAAATAATGCCATTAACTGCTAAAGGAAAAAAATTAAAAAATAAATTTAAAGAACAGTACGGAAAGAAAAAAGGTGAATCTGTTTTTTATGCAATGGAAAATTCTGGAAAATTAAAAAAAGTTATAAAAGCTAAAGGTGGTAGAGATGCTTCGAGAGGTGATTTTAGCACTGGACCTGGACCTGGAAAAGGCGATTTAACAGGACCTAGAGAATTAGGTGTAACTACACGAGGACCTAAAAGCGTTGGAGATAAAGGTAATAGAACAGTTACAGTCACAACTCCTCCAAATTTTTTAAATCCTAGACCATTAGGATTACTTACTCCAGTATCTTATCAGGTAGGTGTTACTGCTTTGAATTATGGTAAAAAAAAATCTTTTGATTCAAGAAATTTAAAAGATGCAAGAAAAAATGATTTATTAGGTGGGGAAATGTTAACAACTGGTCCGACTGGTCCTAAGGGCCCGAAAGATCCAGGTGGAAATAAAAATATTATGGCCAATCAACCTATTCAAGCTATATCAACAACAAAAACAATTGATCAAAGTTTAGTAAGTCCTAAAGATAATTTTTTTAATTTTGTAGCTTATAAAGTTGGAGGTTTATCTGGAGGAGTAAGTTATGGACCACCACCTAAAAAAGGGCCTAACTCTCAAGTTCCCCCAGTTAAAATGAAAAGAGGAGGATATAAAAAATAATGTGGTTATCAGCTATCAAACTTGCAGTCTCTGCAGGATCAAAAATTTATGCTAACAAGCAAAAAACTAAAATGGCTATGTCAGAGGCACAGTTGATGCATGCATCACGTATGGCTGAAGGCAAGGAAGCTTACCAGGGAAAACTTTTAGAAGCTAGACAATCGGACTGGAAAGACGAGGCAGTTTTGATAATTTTGTCGGCGCCAATAGCAATTTTGGCTTGGGCAGTCGTATCGGATGATCCAACTGCGATGGATAAGGTTCAACTTTTCTTTGAGCTGTTCTCTACGCTCCCTTCATGGTTCACAAATCTTTGGATTTTAGTCGTAGCATCGATATACGGAATTAAAGGTACACAAATATTTAGAGGCAAAAAATAATGAATTGGATTATAAAAAAAATATATCATTATTCAACTTCTTTGACTTCATGGTCTTGGACTAAGCTTTATGGTAAACGTAAAGAAAACTTAGATTACTCAAAACTATCTAAAGGTGATTTAAAAAAATTAAAAGCAAAAGGCTTAATTAAAAGTATTTACTTTCCTTTCAAATAATATATAGATTCGTTATGAATCTTAGAACAACTCTCTTACAAGCATTAGAAGACAGATATAGTGCACAAATTTCAGAAGCCGATGCAACTATTCAAATATATTTAGAAAAACCTGTTGCAATTGGAGAACATCCTCAACATTTAGATGAGATTGATAAACTTGTTACAAAAATATCTGAAGCAGAAGAAAAACTAGAAGTGTTGCAACAATTCAAACTATGATCCAAGGAGATAGCACAGAATACGAAATACTTCAAAGAGCTTGTAGAACTTTAGGAAGAGATAATTTATTTACAGTTGAAATAGGTGTTAGAGAAGGACAAGGTTCTAAAATTATTTTAGATGAATTTGTATTTAAAAAACATTGGCATATTGGAATTGATCCTTATGGTAACTTAGATTATGAGCATTATGATCAATCTGGTTCTTACACTTGTGATTACACAAATGATATGAAATTACAATTAACTAAAGATCTTGATTATAAAAATTTTACATTATTTACAATGGAAGATACTGAGTTTATGAAAAGATTTGATGATGGTGTTCCAATTTATAGAGATAAAAAAGAATTAATCACAAACTATGATTTAGTTCATTTTGATGGTCCTCATAAAACTGATGATGTATTAAAAGAAGTTAATTTTTTTGCACCTAGATCTAGAGCAGGAACTGTATTTGTATTTGATGATTACCCTAAATATAATATGAATGCAATTTTAAAAACAATAGTTAATGACTATGGTTTTATGTTACTTGAACAGGGTAAAAACAAAATTGCACTAAAAAGAAATTAATGCTTGATTATCATACGAAAGAACAGATTGTTAATGTAATTAATAGACAGATTAAAGATATTAAAGATCATATTTGCTATGGGGTTGAAACGACTGAACAATTAATGTATGGTCGAGGCAGACTCAGCGCTTTAGAAACGCTGCTTCAGGATATTAAAAACCTGCAAAAGGAGGATAACGATGGTAGAATTGATAAAACCTAAACTTAGTAGTTTCGGAAACGAAAAAAACAAAGAAGAGGTTAAATCACAGATTCCAACAGATCCAAAGGGCATCAAAGAATATCTTGAAATCATACCTAAC